GATGAAGGTGTACATCCAGACGGGTTAGATAAAGCTGCTGTAGCTGCAAAAAAGGTTGCTTTGAGGGATCTGCCGCCTGCTGTTGAGGCGCATCTGGCTACACTAGAGAATACAGATGACATCAGCGCATATGTTCCTGCTGCACTAGAATAAGAATGGATATTGACGGGCCAATATTAGGATACTGGAAGCACCATGCCTATTTCCAAATTACAATTTAAGCCTGGGTTAAATCGTGAGAGCACGGCGTATGCTAATGAAGGCGGCTGGTTTAATTCTGATTTAATTAGATTTAGGAAAAGTCGTCCTGAAAAACTAGGCGGTTGGGTTAAATTAGGTCAAAATACATTTGAAGGTGTTGCTAGATCAATGTGGACATGGTCCACATTGGACAACTCAAAATTAATGGGTCTTGGAACATCTAGTAAATTTTACATAGAAGAAGGTACTACATTTAATGATATAACACCAATACGAAGAACAGCAGACCCATTAAGCAATAATCCATTTACAACAGGAGATGCGGGAGCGGATGCGATATTAACTGTTACAGATGCAAGTCATGGCGCTAATGTGGGTGATTTTGTAAATTTTCTAGGTTCTTCGTCAGTTGATGGTGTAACCGCAGCCCAAATAAACACTGAATTTGAAATAACTTCAATTGTAAGTGCTAATTCTTATACAGTTACAACTGCTGGAACAGCCTCATCTGGTGATACTTCAGGCGGGGGGGCTAGTGTAACTGCTATTTATCAACTTAACGTTGGCACTGAATCCTTTGTAGCAGGAAATGGTTTTGGTGCAGGATTATTTGGCGGCTTAATTACTTCATTTTCTCAAACAACTCTTAATGATGCTGGCGGTATTAGCGCCGGGGATTCATCTTTTACATTAACAAGTGCTGCCGATTTTGAAACAGCTTCTACAACCACAACATCAGCATTAACCTTATTGAGCACAACGCTACCGTTAACTAGCACAAGTGGTTTCCCTGATAGGGGCCATGTTCTAATTGACAGTGAAATTATTGCCTATGATCTACAATCAGGCAATAATTTAAGTGAGCTTGTGCGTGGCGCAGACGGCACAACCACCGCAGTTCATAGTAATGGAGCAACAGTTACCTTTGTCGGATTAATGTTAATTGACGATGAATTAATCCGTTACACAGGAAAAAGCAGCAATACTATAGATACTGGTGTGGGTCGTGGTGCCTTTGGAACTGTTGCTGCGTCACATGATGACGGCACTGTGGTAAAAGAAGCTAATGATTTTGTTAGTTTTGGAGCAGCCTCAACATCAACTGCTCTTTCAGACCAAAATCTAAGGCTTTGGTGGCAGGATAATTTTGGGGAAGACCTTATTTTTGGCCCACGCAACGGTGTTCCTTATTATTGGGATAGAGGCTTGGGTGTTGCTACACGGGCTACTGCTCTTTCAGCCCAAGCAGGCGCATCTGATGCCCCCACCCTTGTGCGCGAAATATCGCTATCTCCTACAGATCGGCATGTTGTAGCCTTTGGTGTTAATGCCTTGGGAGAAACTACATTAGATCCATTACTTGTTCGTTGGTCAGACCAAGAAAATGCTTTTGATTGGACCCCCACAGCTACTAACACCGCTGGAAGCCAGCGTATTTCTAGTGGTTCTGAAATTATTACAGCTAAACGAACGCGTCAAGAGTTTCTAGTTTGGACAGATATGGCTATACATTCAATGAAATTTGTAGGCCCTCCATTCACATTTGGTTTTCAATTACTTGCTTCAAATGTTTCTATCATTAGTCCAAATGCTGGTATTAATGCAAAGGATGCAGTATTCTGGATGGATAATGAAAACTTTTATGTTTTTTCAGGTCGAATTGATGTTTTGCCGTGCACTGTTTTGCGGCATGTATTTGAGGACATCAACCTAGAACAGCGATTTAAGTTTTTTGCTGCGTCTAATAGGCTCTTCAGTGAAATATTTTGGTTCTACGTATCGGAAGACGCTGCAGATATTGATCGATATGTTAAGTTTAATTATGCAGAAAATGCTTGGGATATAGGCACGTTATCCAGAACAGCTTGGAACGATGCCGATATACATATTAAACCTCGGGGTGCCTCAAGTAATACGATTTTTGTTCATGAAACAGGCTGCAATGCCGATGAATCAGCTATGACCTCATTTATAGAATCTTCTGATTTTGATATAGGAGACGGGGACAACTTCATGTTTGTTAATCGTATACTCCCCGATATAGCTCTAGGGGGGGAAGGAACACCTGCCGTTGATTATATTTTCAAAACCAGAAATTTCCCAAATGATTCTTTAACTACTGATTCTACAAACTCTATTACTGCTTCAACTAAACAGGCTTTTCTAAGGGCGCGGGGCAGGCAAGGAGTATTAAGAATACAAAGCGACACGTTTAATGTGGATTGGACATTAGGTGATACTCGTATAGATATTCGCGAAGATGGACGAAGATAATGGCGAAAATATTACAAAACGCTCTTCCTCTTGCCCCCGATGTATATGATCGTGAAGCAATACAGCGAATTTTAACTGATCTACAAATGTCTTTAGATAATGTTATGCTTCCTGCTGAAATAAGCGGAGAAGACGATGTTTTTGGTACGTCTTGGTTTTTGACCTAATGGCACGAGCATATAAAAATGCAAAGGTTGATCTAACCGCAGATACTGTGACTACGCTATATACTTGTCCAACAGCTACGGCGGCTATAGTTACTTCGATACTGGTTTCAGAAGACAGTGGTAATGCGGATACTATTACGGTTACCCTGACAAATTCCGCAGCCGCAATATTTTCATTATTCAAGGTTAAGGCTGTGGGCGCTAATACGACTGTTGAATTACTAACACGACCTTTGGTTGTAGAGGAATCTGAAGTTTTAAAGGTGAAGGCAGCTACAGCCGACAGACTGCATGTTGTAGCAAGCCTGTTAGAGTTAAGTTAATGTCTCGTTTGGCATTGATGACTATGTTTTTATTGTTGTGGCCGTTATCAGTGCAATCGCAACAAGCACGATTGTTTTGTGGTCCTCATCTAGCTATGTTGGAACTTCTTAAAGAACAGTATGGTGAAGAAATTATAGCCAATGCCTTAGATAGTGAAGACAGGCATATTGAATTTTTTAGGAATCCTAAAACAAAGTCGTGGACTATAATTATAACAGTTGCAGAAAACGTTAGTTGTGTAATAGGGGCAGGCCATCAAATGGAAGTTCCCAATATAGATGGTAAGAAATGCGCGGGATTGGTTAATGCAATATGAAACTGAATAGGAGATTTGCTATGAACTACATTACCGATAGAATTATGGAACCTAGTACATGGGCGGCTGTAGCGGCAGTTGCGGTCGGTGTTTCTGTATACACGGGCCTTTCTTGGGTTATGATTATTGGAATCGCGGGTGCTGCGGGAGCTATTTTCCTCAGAGAACAGAATAAGTAACCTATGGCAAACGTTGATGATAAAGTCAAGGTACGGGAAACCTCCAAAGAATATGAACTGTTGGTTTCTGATTTGGTGCCTGATACTGGTGATGAAGCACCGACGTGGTGTAATCTAGCGGCGGGATTGCTCGACAAGTTTCGGGTAATCCCGCGCCTGATTATGCTTGCCTACATATACGCTTTTTATCAAAGTACGGTTTGGTTCATGGCGTTAACCGATCCAACCAATGCACAGGCTGCATTCATCAGCACTATCGTAGGTGCGGGGGCAGCTTTCTTTGGGCTGTATGTCGGCAAGCCTGGATCGACATTACCGAAGGGGCGTAAGAAGTGATAACTCTTCTTGGCAGCTTGCTGGGTTTTGGAACATCCATCATTCCAGAGATTCTTGGCTTTTTCAAACAAGGGCAAGCCAACAAGCAGGAATTAGCCATGTTAGAGGCTAAAGCCAAATATGCCCAAGCTCTTTCCAGTATGAAGTTGGAAGAGCTTGACGCCAAGGCGGATATCGTCGAAACAGAAAAACTTTACGAACATGACATGGCTCTTGCAGCACGGGGCGGTTGGGTTGTTTCGTTACAGGCCAGTGTGCGTCCAGTCATCACTTATTTGTTTATGTTTACTTTCTTGGCTGTTGAGGCGGGTATAATCTATAGTTTGATGACGACCCAAGGTGCAGATTGGGTAACCGCATTGCAAGCAGCCTGGACTGAAGATGTAATGGCTATTTTTTCGGCCATCCTAAGTTTTTGGTTTGGCCATAGAGCAATGAGTAAAGCTAAAGCAATGATTCATGACAAGACGTAAAGAGCGTTGTGGTTTGTGTTTCTTGCGATAGACAATGGAGTGGGGTATGTTTTATCTAGCTAAAGTCCAGGATGTCGCTGTCCCTGCTTTTTTTCATTTCTAAATGTATTAATAGGTGATGCATGGTGAGGAAAACAATAAATGGGGCTTATAAGCGCATTGAAGACGTAGAAAAATCTATAATTGCGCATTTGGCTGAGTGCAGTACGGAAACAAGAGCGCAAAATGCAAGATTAAAGCGTCTTGAAACTATTCTTATTGCCGCTAGTGGTGCTATTATCATAATGCTTGTTGGCATTCTAACAAAAATGGTGGGGCTAGGTTAAAATGATTACCGATGTTGTCCCTGACAAAATACCTGTAGATAAGATATTCATCCCCGCTATTGCGGAGGGTTTGGCTTCGCTGGGCCGTTTTGAAGACACCTATATGGTACATGCGGCCAAGGGTGAAACTGTTGTGCCGAAGGCCGTGTTGGATGCAAATCCTGGCTTGAAGGAAAAGCTGTTCCAGCAGATGGTCGATATGGGTATTGAGAACCCGGAGCGATATGTTGTTGGCGAAAGCCTTAATAGCATCAACCCTGTGACGGGACAACCTGAGTTCTTTTTTGACAGCATTAAGAAATTCTTCAAAAAGGCTGCGCCGACTATTGGCGCGGTCATAGGTAGCTATTTTGGCCCTCTTGGCGCGGCAGCAGGTTCAGGTCTTGGTAGTAAATTGGCGGGGCAATCGAACGAGCAAGCTCTTATGGCAGCAGCGTTGTCGGGCGCTACCAGTTATATGCTTGGACCTGGAACCTCGAATGTAAATGCTGCGGGTGTTCCTATTACGGACGCTGCTGCTAAGGCGGCAGCACGGGAGATAGCATTAGGTCCAGCGGGAAACCAAGCCATAATACAAGCTGGTACTATAGCTCCTCAAGGAATGTTGCAATCAGCTTTTACCAAAGGTGTGGGGTCAATTCCTACCAATCTTATTAGTCAAGCAGCAATAAAAACAGGCGCGCCTGGATACGCCATTGGTGCTGGACTTGGTGGACTTGGCGCTACTCTTATGGCAGAATCAGGGGCCGCAGAAGAAGAAAGTGGTGCTGCAAGAGCTGCCGCACAAGCACAGCGTAGAGAAGTTGTAGGTGCTGGAATTAGGGACCGTGAAATAGCTAAAGGAAATAGAACCCTAGCCCAATTCCCCGGTGTAAAAGACATAAATGATTTAACCCCCGAACAACTTGCTCTGATACGAGAAACAGGATTAAATCAACGGCCTACTTTAAGTAATCAACCGGCTAGAGTTATTGCAGCCAGACCAAGTGCACAGGAACAAGCAATTATAAATCAAATGCTTGCGGGTATCCCTGTGGCACAGCCACAATTTCCTCTTGATGTAGAGCTTCAAGACATAACGCCTACAAGACTTAATGCAAACCAAGGCACCTATGTTCCAGGAAACCAGACACAGAATAAGGATTCTGTTCCGGCCATGCTCACTCCTGGTGAATTTGTATTTACTCGCGATGCAGTGCGCGGTGCGGCACCCAACGGCACACGACAACAACAAGCCCAAGCCATGTATAAAATGATGCGTGGTTTGGAAGGTAGGGCCTAATGGCAGATACAACGACAACTGAAAGTATTGTACGGCAAGCTCCGTTTTTAGAAGATTTCCAACGTCAGCTTCTTACAGGTGCTTTCGGCACAGAAGGCGATGCCTCAAGTGGGTTACAGCCTGCAGACATACCAGCTATTCAGGTTGCGGGATTGCAACCGTTACAACAGGCTGCAATCGACCGTGCACAACAAGGCATAGGTGTTCAAAATCCATTTATTCAGGCTGGTGGACAAACCCTTGGCGCAAGTTTGGGTACGTTGCAAGCGGGATTAGACCCTTTACAGCAGGGTGTTACCACTGGATTAGGGTCGATTGGGCAATTTGCTCCAGATCAGATTGCGCCCTTTCTCGATCCATTTCAACAGGCGGCAACAGATGTTGGCTTACAGGAACTTGCGCGTCAGGCTGATATACGGCGCAACACTATTAATGCTCAGGCTGTCGGCCAAGGTGCGTTTGGTGGAGCGAGACAGCAGCTTGCTCAGTCTGAACTTGACCGTAACCTGCTTGAGTCGCAACGAAGGTTGCTGCAAACTGATTTATCACGTAACTTCACACAGGCCCTTGGGGCGTCACAATCAGCTTTTGAAAACCAGCAGCGCAGGCAGCAAGGACTTGCTGCAACGTTGGGTAATTTGGGCAAAGGCATTGGAGGAATAGGTAGTGATATCGGGGCCTTGGGTGTTCGGCAGGCTGGTTTGGGTGAACTAGCCCAACAACTTGGACAACAGGATGTTAATGTTCTTAGCCAGTTGGGTGGTCAACAACAGGCGGTGCAGCAACAGATTTTGGATGCCGCGCGACAAACTGAATTACAGCGACAGGGTGAGCCTTTCCAGAGGTTTGGTTTCTTGAGCGATATTTTGCGCGGTGTGCCTAGCGCACAGAGTACGTTTACCACTGCAACTGCTCCAAGTCCGTCACCATTAAGCACGTTGCTGGGTGCGGGGGCTGCTCTTACAGGCTTGGGCGGCTTGTTTAAAGGTAGTGGAATTTTGGGCAATCAAAGATAAAGGATTGTAATGGCATACCCAAGTTTTCTAGCGCGCCCAGTTGCTCCTGTTCGGGGCC